TGGTGCCACAGCACCAGGTGCTGCTAAAGAGAATATGATGGGTGCTCTTGGTAAGGCTGCTGGAGCAGCAGGCGCGGCGGTTGCTGGTGCTCCACAAAAAACTGGTATCCCTGCTACTGCTAAAACAACAGTTCCTGGTCTAAGAGCCACACAACAAGATCTTAAGAAAGCAAATAGCAGTGCCGCTCTTGGTGAGAAAACTAAAAATAAAAAATCTAGTGAAAACATTGGTGCTGGTTTAAAACATATAGCAAAAGGTGCTGCCGGAGCAGTTGCTGGACATGTGGTTGGAAAAGCAATTAATCCAGCGTTAGCTCCAGCTGGTGCAGCGATTGGAAGTAAACTAGCAACTAGATAAGGTGATAACATGGACGTTAAAAAAGTACTTGAATTAATTGATTCTGTAGATCAGAAAAAACAAAATCTTACTGAAGGTAAAAACATGGCTCAAAATATGGTCATGCAACATTATACCAAACAGGAAATTAAAAGTCCTATTAAAAAACCAGTAAGCAGACTTAACGAGTACTTTAAAGTAGTAGACAACGAAATGTTAAATGTCATTAAAGAAGAACGTGAAGCAAAACGTGTCGAAGTCAAGTCTATTGTTAATCGCGTGTTAGAACGTTTGGATGAAGGTAAAAAAGCTGAAGAATCTAAACCACGTAACTTTGTTGCTAAAAATGCTAAGACTGCTGGTGCAGGTGCACACAAAGATAAAAAGAAAGCTGAAAAGCAAGGCGACTTAAAACATAAAAAAGAAAAAGTACCTATGGATGAAAGCGAACAGCTAAGTGAAAAAGCTGTTAGCAAAGCACAACAAAAATTTATGGGCATGGTACATGCTGCCAAAAAAGGCGAAAAACCTGCCAGTAAAGAAGTTGCCAAAGCCGCTAAAGGTATGAGCGGTAAGGCAGCAAAAGATTTTGCTAAAACAAAGCACAAAGGTCTTCCAGATAAAAAAATTGATGAAGTAGCAGCCGCCGCATTAGGTGCGATGGCAGCACAGGCTGCGGCTAAAAAATTAAAATCTAATCCGGCAAAACCAGCATCGCCTGATAATCCGTGGAATAGCGCAGAGGTTGACGAAGTAGCTGGACCAGAAAAATGCTGGCCTGGTCATAGAAAAGTTGGTACTAAACCTGGTACAGGTAAAAATGCAGGCAAACGGGTAAACGATTGCGAAAAAATTGGCGAGACTATAGAAGTAGGCAGTCCAGTAAAAGTATACAGTAACGTATTAAAGAAACCAGTATTAGGTACTGTAGTTGCTGTTAATGAAAGTAAAGTGTATATTAACTATAACAATACAAAAATTGTTATGGGTCACCCAATCAATAAAGTTGAATTAAATGAGGCAGCAGGTGCGGCAGTTCCAGCAGCCGCTGGTATTGGTTCCAAACTAGCAAGATTTATTCCAGGGGTTGGTCTAGTAGCAGGCGGTTATGATGCTTACAAACGTGCTCAAGCAGGTGACTATACTGGTGCGGCACTAAGTGCAGGTGCTGGTATTGCTGGTCTAGTCCCAGGTTTAGGTACTGCGGCAGCAACAGGTTTGCTTGGTGCGCAAATGGGTCGTGATAAAGCACGTACTGGAAGTTTCTTACCAGGCTATGATGAAATTGGCCAGGCTGCACAAAAAGGACAAGCACCGACGCCAGCACCAAAGCCAGGTCCACAACCAAATAAAAAGGGTACCGGTGTAGTATCTCCAGTAACACAGATGCAAGCAGAATTACAAAAAGCTGGCGCAACTATAACAGTTGATGGAAAAATGGGTCCGCAGACTCGAGCAGCAATGGCGCAATTTCCTGCAATAGCAAAAAAATATCAAGGCAAACTTCCGGCAGCGGCCCCGGCGGCAAAACCAGCACCAGCACAGGCAGCAACACCGGCTCCGGCGGCTCCGGCGGCAGCTCCGGCGGCAGCTCCTGCGGCGGCTCCAGAACAATCATGGGATAGTACTGTAAAATCAGTTAAAAGTGCCGGGCAAGTAATTCCAGCAGACGAAAAAGATTGGTAAAATTTAAGGAACAAGATATGGACATTAGATCACTAATATCAAAATTAGATAGTATACAAGCACTAAATGAAGCATTAACTTTAGATCAAGTTACTGCCGCAGTTGGTCAAGAAAAAAACGAACAAAAACGTGCCGCAATACTAATGCAGATGGCTCAAAAGGAAAATCTTCCAGGTTTATATGACCCGGTAAGTGGATATTTTGTCAGTGCTATGCCTGATAGAGATCCAATGACCCAACAAGAACGACCAAGAATTAGTGCAACAGCTTCTAAAAGTTCAGATCAAACACTAGCACAGTTGGGACTAGTTCCACAAAATGCTAGTACATCAACATTTTTAGGTCGTATGTTTAGGGGCGATCAAAAAGGTCAGTACGATGCTGACACTAAACAAACTTCAAGAGATGCAAGAACACAACAGTTAATTGCTGATCTAGTAGGCAAAGCTGGTCCATTATTAGACAAATTAGAAAAAAAATATGCGGCACCAAAAACTGAAGGTATTTTTACCAGCGGTATTGCTCGCGCACTAGCAGAAAGTATTGGATACAATTTAATTGAAGCAGAAGCTCCAGTAAATAACCAAACTAGTAGTTATACAGGTGCTACAGGTGCAGCCCCAGCTGCCGCTGAAGAAGATCCGGATCTAAAAGCATTACAAGCAATTATGATGCAATTAAATGACATATCTGATCCAAAAGTAGAACCAATTAAAGATCGTTATGCGGCATTATTACAGATGATGGATACTGCTAAAAAAGCTGCCGCTGACAAAGCTGATAAAGAAAAACAGGCAGCTGACACTAAAACAGCACAGGGCGAAGCAGATAAATTTACTGCTGAAGAATTAAAGAAAAAAATTGCAAGACTAAAAGAACTTTTAACTAAATTAAAAGGTCCTGAATTAACAAAAGACAATGCTACTAAAAATGCATTACCAGCCTCAATGCAAGCAGGTGGTGCAGGTAAATTAAGCGAAAGTGAAATCATTGCTAATTTACGTACCCGTTTAGCAGAGTTAGATCAAAAACAGGATGATCAACAAGTTGATGAATTTTTAGGCGCCGTAGGTAATTTAGCCAAAGGTGCTTGGAACGTTGGTAGAAATTTTGTTGGTGGTATTGGTGGTAGAGCGGCTTCGGGTACAGTTAGAACTGCTGACGAATTAGCTGCCGCACAAAAAGCAACTAATGCCGCAAGAGTAGCAGCTGGTAAGAAACCTTTATCTCCTGCACAACTCGCACAACAACAAAAAGCAGGCATTGGCACTGTTAACCCTGCTACTAAGACAGCGCAAGCCGCTAATACAGCAGGTAAAGTAATTAGAGCCAACCCAGGCAAAACAGCATTAGGTACACTTGCTGGTGGTACAGCTTTAGGTTATGCATTAAACAAAGACAATTCAAATCAAGACGTTACTCCAGTACCCAATCCAGGGCCAGGACCAGGACCAGGACCAAAACCAGATCCAGCACCAAGTCCGGCACCAGCACCAGAACCAACACCATCACCAACTACTACAATGGGGGCTGACGATCCAGATGTGGCTGAAATCTATCAATTAATGAGTGATATTGGCTATTATACTAATCCTCAGGAAAGTCCAGCTGACGCAGTTGACATGGCAACTAAGGCATTGGCAGATGCACAAGAAACATTAAACTTCTTAGGCATTAAACCAAAACCAGTTAACACACCAGCGCCAACTGAAAAAAAAACGTAACGGCACCTGACTCTGCTGACAAAAAATCAGCAGAGTCTCCACCTTCTAAAAAATCTACAGAAACTACCCCGGCTAAAAAATCAGTCGAGTTGACTCCTAACGAAAAATCAATGATTGATCAAGGATTTGCAAACAAAGATAATCCGTTATTAAAGGGCACTATTTCAAGTAGAATGAAATCTGAATTAGCAAATGCGACCCCAGAAAAAAAACGTGCAGTAAAGGCATACTTAGATAGTAAAGGGTATGACCCAAGAGATTTTGGAATCAATCCAAAAGAATTAGGCTAATTTGATTATAAAATATTTGCTGACCCTTGACTTACACACATAAGTAATATACAATAAGGCTTATTTTAGGAGTATTAATATGTCAAGAATGTACGGACCAGAAGAAAAGGCAAAATTAGAAAGATTGATCAGCGAAGGCAGCACAGTATTACGTGAAGTTGAGGATTTAAACGAAGGCCTTAAAGAAACTGTAAAGGCAGTAGCAGAAGAATTAAATATCAAACCCAGTGTTATTCAACGTGCAATTAAAATCGCACACAAAGGCGATTGGAGTGCGCATAACGAAGACTGGAGTGAAATTGAAAATATTTTAGAAATTACTAAAAAAATCTAAGATATTTAAAAAGGAAAAGGTAAGCAGGGCCATAAACCGCACATTTGGTATTTGCAAGCCGTAAATTGCATATGGAGAATAGATGAGCTATGTAGACGCATGGTTCGACCGCGAAAATGACGTTGTCAAAGTGGTTGAACGCAACAAAGACGGCAAGAGAGAATATAGAGATATTCCAGCCCGTTACACATTTTACTACGAAGACCCTAAAGGTAAACACCAATCAATTTATGGTAAACCTGTAACTAGAGTTGTATGTAAAACACAAAAAGACTTCCACAAAGAACTTAAAATCAACAGTCATAAAAAGATTTATGAAGCTGATATTAATCAAATTTTTGTTTGTTTAAGTGAAAATTATTTAAACAGCGAACCCCCAAAACTACACGTAGCGTTTTTTGACATTGAAGTAGACTTTGATCCAGAACGTGGCTATGCATCGCCAGACGATGCTTTCATGCCTATTACATCTATTGCAGTACACTTGCAATGGTTAGATACGCTAATTTGTTTTGCAGTTCCACCAAAAACACTGACCAAAGAACAAGCACAAAAAACTATAGATGGTATTCAAGACACTATTCTTTTTGATACCGAAGCAGAAATGCTAGATGCATTTTTAGATCTCATTCAAGATGCAGACATTATCAGTGGCTGGAACAGCGAAGGGTATGACGTACCTTATACTGTTAATCGTGTTACCAAAGCACTAAGCAAAGAGGACACAAGACGTTTCTGTTTGTTTAATCAATTTCCTAAACGTAGAGAATATGAAAAGTATGGCAAAACTGCTGTAACTTACGACTTTGTAGGTCGTGTACACTTAGATAGTTTAGAACTATATCGCAGATATACTTATGAAGAACGTCATACATATCGATTAGACGCCATTGGTGAAATGGAAGTTGGCGAGAAAAAAGTTGCCTATGAAGGCACACTGGATCAATTATATAACAATGACTTCCGTAAGTTCATCGAATATAACAGACAAGATACTGCCTTGCTAGATAAACTAGACAAAAAATTAAAATTTTTGGATCTTGCTAATACACTAGCACATGAAAACACAGTACTATTACAGACTACAATGGGTGCTGTAGCAGTTACAGAACAGGCTATTATTAACGAAGCACATCGAAGAGGATTTGTTGTTCCTAGTAGAACTAAAATGAGTGAACGTGAAGATACTGCGGCTGCTGGTGCTTACGTTGCTTATCCCAAAGAGGGTATTCAAGACTGGGTTGGTTCATTAGATATTAACAGTCTGTATCCTAGTGCTATTAGAGCATTGAACATGGGTCCAGAAACTATTGTTGGGCAACTGCGTCAAACAATGACTGAAGAATACTTACAAAATTTACAGGCCAAAGGAAAAAGTTTTGCAGCCAGCTGGGAAGGCAAGTTTGGCAGTTTAGAATACGAAGCCGTAATTAATAAAGAAGTTGGTACAGAAATTATTATTGATTGGGAAGAAGGCGGCTATGACGTCTTAAGTGCCGCAGAAGTACACAAATTAATTTTTGAAAGTAACCAACCATGGATGATCAGTGCTAACGGTACTATCTTTACATATGAAAAAGAGGGCGTAATACCTGGACTTCTTAAACGTTGGTATGCTGAACGTAAAGAGATGCAGGCCAAACTAAAAGATGCTATTAAAGCGGAGAATAAAGTTGAAGAAGAATATTGGGATAAAAGGCAGTTGGTTAAAAAAATTAACCTTAACAGTTTGTATGGTGCTATTCTTAATCCTGGCTGTAGGTTTTTTGATAAACGTATCGGTCAGTCAACCACACTTACTGGACGCCAAATTGCCAAACATATGGCTGGCAAGGTAAATGAAATAGTAACTGGTGATTATGATCATATAGGCAAAGCCATTATATATGGCGACACTGACAGTTGTTATTTTAGTGCATATAAAACATTAAAGAAAGACATAGATAGTGGCGCACTGCCTTGGAATAAAGAAACCGTAGTATCGCTATACGATCAAATTGGTAATGAAGTTAACAATACCTTCCCACAATTTATGTTAGATGTATTTCATTGTCCAAAATCACGAGGTGAAGTTATTAAAGCTGGTCGTGAAATTGTTGGCAGTAAAAGTTTATTCATTACTAAGAAACGTTACGCAGTTTTATATTATGATAAAGAAGGCAAACGTACAGACGTTGATGGGAAACCTGGTAAAATTAAAGCCATGGGTTTGGATCTTAAACGCAGTGACACACCTGAATTTATTCAAGACTTTTTAAGTGATGTTCTTGAAATGGTCTTAACTGGCAAAAGCGAAAAAGAAGTATTAGATTTTATTACAAAATTTAGAACAGAATTTAAGAGTAGACCGGGATGGGAAAAAGGTAGCCCAAGACGTGCCAACAATGTTACTGAGTATGATGCTAAAGAAAAAAAGCAAGGCAAAGCAAACATGCCTGGTCACGTTCGTGCTAGTATTAATTGGAATACCTTAAAACGTATGCATGGTGACAAATATAGTATGAACATTACTGATGGGGCAAAAGTTATTGTCTGCAAACTTAAAGATAATCCTTTGGGCTATACTAGTGTTGCGTATCCCGTTGACGAACTACGTTTGCCACAATGGTTTAA